TGCTAGACTATTGTGAACAAGATGTTCTATTGAATACGAAAGTCTTCCATGCATTACGTCAAGAGGCTAAAGGATTTAGTAGGAAGTCTATTACTTTAGAGACAGAAGTGGCTCACATTCTACAGGAGCAACGTGAACGTGGTTTCTTGTTTGATGTTGAAGCTGCTTCAAAGTTATTAGCTACATTGCAGGAACGTCTATCTCAAGTAGAAGCAGATGTTCAAGAAGATTTTAAATCTAAGATAGAAGTGATAAACATCTATCCTTTCAGAACTAAGACAGGATCTATATCAAAAATGGGTTGTGTCAGTCCCGAAAAGAAAGTACGTTTGACTGATGAAGAGTATCAACAGTTCAAAGAAGGAAATAAAGTTCTTGTACGTACTAATGAAAAGGAATTCAATCTAGGTAGTCGTAAACAAATAGGCGAGTACCTACAGGAACATGGATGGACTCCTGAAAAGTTTACACCTACTGGACAGCCTATTGTGGATGAAGGAATATTAAGTAGGATTAAAGATATTCCACAGGCTCAGATGATTGCTGAGTATCTGATGTTACAGAAGCGCATAGCTCAGATTAATTCTTGGTTTAAAAACCTGACAGAAGACAATCGAGTACACGGCTTTGTTAATCCGAATGGTACAATTACTGGACGGATGACACACAGAGATCCTAACCTAGCTCAAGTACCTAGCACTAAGTCAACCTATGGTTCTGAATGCAGGGCTTGTTGGATTGTACCTGATGGATATAAACTTGTGGGCATTGATGCGAGTGGGCTAGAGCTACGCATGTTAGCACACTACATAGACAGTGAGGACTTTACAAATGAAATTCTCGATGGAGACATACACACCTCTAATCAAACAGTTGCGAAACTTGAATCAAGAAATCAGGCGAAACATTGTATTTACGCCATCATCTACGGAGCTGGAGATTCAAAACTTGGTCAAGTGGTCGGGGGAAGTGCAAAAGATGGTAAAAGAATTAGAAAATCTATTGCTAATAATATCCCATCATTTGAGACTCTTAGAAATAGAGTGCAAGGAGCAGCTAGAAAAGGTTACATCAAAGGATTAGATGGGCGTAAGGTAGCTATCCGTAGTGAACACGCTGCTTTGAATTCTTTGTTACAATCGGCTGGTTCAATTGTGATGAAGGAAGCCTTGGTGTTGTTCAACAGAACCATAAAAGAGAAAGGACTTGATGCTCACTTTGTCGGCAACATACACGATGAGTGGCAGCTTGAAGTGCGAGAGGATCTGGCAGAACAAGTAGGCCAGTTAGGTGTCCAGGCTATTGAAGAGGCTGGTAAAACATTACAACTTAAATGTCCGTTAACAGGAGAGTACAATGTGGGGATTAACTGGAGTGAAACACACTGACATGAAACAACAAAGCATCTTTGATGATATCAGTCCACATAAATTACATAGAAAAGATGATCCTGAAACAAGTAAGGAAGCAGCTCGTACTGCTCCTTTGTCTAAGAGGAGAGCTTTTGTTTTAAATTTAATTGAAGAAGCAGGAGCAAGGGGAGTAACTATTAGAGAAATGACTAAACGCTTTCCTGAGATGCCTTCTAGTTCTATAACTTCTAGGCCAAACGAATTAGAAAAATTAGGATTTATCTTTTACGCAGGAGACAAACGAGATGGCTCAAGAGTTATCAGGCATATTGATTATAAAAAAGAAGTATAGTTATGTCGGAAACAACTGGTCAGAAACTCATTGAACAACTTGAATTTTTTACCGAACAATACAAAGTTAATTCGTCTTATGTTAGACGCTGTACTAAGTGTAATGAATTAAAAGATATAACTTCTTTTCCTTATAGAGAAGCTTCTCGTAAAGCAAGAAGAAAAGAATGTAGAGAATGCAACAATGAGTCAGCAACATTACTTAAAAAATTAAAGATTGAAAATCCTTTTCCCAAGGCAAAAAATTATAAATGCCCTTGTTGTTTAAAAACTGAAAAAGAAATAAGAAGTACTGGAGGATGGCCTGATAGAACAATATGGGTTTTAGATCATAATCATACAACTAAAAAATTTAGAGGTTGGATTTGTAACAATTGCAACGTAGCCATTGGTCGCTTTGCAGACAGTGTTACTAGCTTACAAAAAGCCATAAAATATTTAAAGGGAAATAAAAATGAAAAATCTTAGCACATTGGTAAAAGATATCTATGCAGCTTTGAATCCTTTAACGAAAGGAGAAGCTATAAAAATTACTGATGAACAGATTGAAGAGTTTGGTGAAGCGATAAAGAATGGACTACGCCAATGGGCTAGACCAGCAGAACGCAATCGTCTTTTTAATTTACGCATGTCTAACATAGGAAGACCAGCTAGGTTCTTATGGTTTGACAGACGAAGCAGCTCTGAAGATAATACAATGCTTGAAAGCACTATGATTAAGTTTCTTTACGGTCATATGTTAGAAGAAATACTTATTCTGTTTGCTAAGTTATCAGGACACACAGTAACTGATGAGCAGAAACAAGTAGAAGTCTCAGGTGTGCAAGGACATATTGACTGTAAAGTTGATGGTGAAGTAGTAGATATAAAGACTGCTTCCAACTACGCCTATAAGAAATTCAGTGAACAAACACTGCGAGATGATGATCCCTTTGGATATATTGCTCAACTGTCTGGCTACGAAGAAGCTGAAGGTACAACAGAAGGTGGCTTCCTTGTTATCAATAAAGAGACAGGACAATTATGCTTGTATCAACCAGGAGAACTTGATAAAATCAATGTCAAGTCTAAGATTGATAGCTTGAAAAAAGCTATTGATTCAGATGAAAAGCCCCCTCTTTGTTACCAACCAGTACCAGAAGGTAAAAAAGGAAACATGAAGCTACATAGGAATTGTACTTACTGTAACTTTAAGTTTGATTGTTTTGAAGATGCTAACAATGGTCAAGGCTTGAGAGTTTTTCAATATGCAAAAGGCCCAATGTACCTAACTCGTGTAACAGCTCCCCCTAAAGTACAAGAGATTACTCCATGAATAGTAAAAAGATGAAAAAGATTCGGAAGCAAGCGTTAGTTATCCTTAAAGAATGGATGCTAACACTTGTCTCTGATGAAGAAAAAGAAAAGATTACTGATGATAAGCTACTCTCTTTACTACCTAAACAAAAACATATTACTCATGGACGTACTACTTTTATGAGTGCATTCTCTTTTAAATGGACAGTTAAAAAACTCAAGCGTTTAGTTGTTCAAGATCCTTCTCGTTCTATAGAAACCTATACTTATGAAAAAGACATCAAACCCTACGTTGTTACAGTTAGATAATAAAGATCAAGACTTACCTTTAGGTATCTTTTTAATTATATTAGGTAAGGCATTGTATGACCATGAAGGAGATATTGAAATCATGGGTGAAGATATTCTTGTTCACTTACATAATTTATTAATTGAAGAACTTGAAGAACGACAAGGAACATTGCATTGAAAAGATTTCCTAGAAAGAAAAGACCAGTAGAAAAAGTAGATGTAGCAGGATACGATTCCAATTGGGAATATGAATTACATATGGGTTTACTTAAATCCTGGACACACCATGAAGGTAAAGTTCCTTACATTGTTGAACATACTTATCATCCTGACTTCGTACTAGAAGCTGATGGACATACTGTTTTACTTGAAGCTAAAGGACGTTTCTGGGACTATGCAGAATACAGTAAGTACATATGGATTAATAAAGTTCTTCCAAGTGAAACAGAACTTGTGTTTTTATTTGCTAATCCTTCTGCACCTATGCCTCAAGCTAAACGTAGAAAGGATGGTACTAAGCGTAGTCATGCAGAGTGGGCAGAGTCACACGGATTTAGATGGTTCTCTGAAGAAACACTGCCTGATACCTGGATAGATAAACGCTATCGAAACAGTAAAGAGTTTCAAGAAGTTTCTCAAAATAATCTAAAGGAAATGGAATGAAAGTTGAAAACAAACTAGCAACAGGTATTGTGTTAGTAGGTTTAACAATGTGGGTATTTTTAGTTATACTTGATGGAGTATTATGACATGTCAATTAATGACGCAACACCAGCAGAATGGGACAAAGCATCTCGTGGGCCTGATACTAAAGAGGAATGTCTTTTAACAGCTCAAGAAGAACAAGTCACTAAAGCTAAAGATATAAAAGAAAGTATGTATAAAAATACTATCAGTGGAGCTTTGTATCATCCTAATGATCACAACCTATTAGATAAACAAATGTTTCCTGAAGAAGATGTGGTAAACCATCCACCCCATTACAATAAAGGGGGTATAGAT